CGAGGGGGCTTGGAAGGCATCCCATTCGCCGCCGGCAAAGAGAATGGTCATTGGTTCAGTCCTGTTGCTTGGGGCCAATCTGGAGGGTGTTCACCGCGGGGTATGTCCAGCCGATCCCGGTGTCCGGGTCAACATTGAAGACATCCTTCACGAAGCGATAGGTCGGGTTGGCGGGAGTGACCGCGCCATCAGTAACTGTCGAGCCCGACTTGATGACGTTCTGGACATATTGCTGTGTGGCATCGCTTTGACGATAAGCTCCCTTGACTGTTACGGCGAGGATTTCCGGAGTGTTGACCAGCGGGGCGACATCGTAGAGGTCATAGTCACCGGGCTCATCCGAAGGATTGAAGACGAACTTCTGGTCGTCAAGCAAGTTATTGTTGGCCGCCTGCCAGTTCGGCGTCGTGCCGTCCCAGGGCTCCCACTCGGTCGAGTCACCGGCAGACGCCGGCGGCAACCACTGACAGCGAACCATGCCGGGCCACGTAGCGTCGTCCAGAACGAGGTTGTCCAGGTCATAGCCGGTGTCACCCGACGGGTAGAACCCGATGGCGCCTACGCCGTCCAGCAGACTGATGTCAACCATGGACACAACGGTCGTCCCGTTGATGCGGACCTCGAGCATCCCGTCGCCGGTGCCCGACTTGAAGTGGATTTCAAGCTGGAACCAGATATGCTCGGGATAGACACCCGCCGCTGAAGTGCCGAGCGGTGTTCCTGTTCCGCTGCCGGTATAAACGCGGATAACTCCGTAGTCGGCAATCTCGATGTTGGCGAGCACAGTCCCAAGGATGGGGTTGATCAGTCGGATGAAGCCGCCGCGTTCGGGACCGGTGCCCGGAAGCGTCCTGACGCCACAGCTCAGGTAGCCCTCAGCCTCAGGCTCGTCGAGCACGTAGGCGAAGTACTCGTTGGACTCGATGCGAACAAACTTGCCATAACCCCATTGAGGGTTCAGCGACAAGACCTGAGGTGTCGAGGGCACAGCACCGAAGGAAAACCAGCCGTAGAAGCCGAGCGCCCCCCAGATGTTGGCCATCGTCGCGCTGTTGTTCGCGAGCTCGGGCAGGTAGTCGAAACCCTCTGACCATTTAACAGCCATTATGCGATCCTCAGCTTGCCGGAGCGGATTTGATTGCTGAGCCAACGGCGCATGGCGGCACCTTCCTGGTTCAGCAGTCGGTCGAGTGAAGGCGCGCCGCCACCCGCGGTCACCTGCGGTTGATAGTTGAACGTCGGCGACAGGGTCTTCGAGTTCATCTCAGTTCGCGCTGCAGCGCCCGCGGAAGCCGCTGGACCGGCGAGTACGCCTGTGCGTCCCGGCGATGTCCTGGTGAGCAAAGCTCGGAGCGGATTGGCGAACGTCGCCGGCAGGACCATCTCGTCCTTGTGCAGCTCGGTCATCGCGCCGTCCTTCGGCACCTGCCCCCAGCCGCCCTTCGCCGAGAAGATGCTGTTGCCGAGCGCGAGCACCCCCGCCAGTGCAGCAGCGGCGGAGATAGGAGCGAGCACAGGGCCGACGACGGGAATGGCGGCGATAGCGGAGTAGGCACCCGCAGCAGCCGACGCAGCACGAGCGGCAATCTGCGCCAACGCCGTTCCTTGGGTCACAGCAGTGGTGGTCGCAGCCGCGGACGTTTCGATCCCGACGCGAACAGCAGCACCGGTGGCAGTCGCTCCCGTCTTGGCAGCCTCGCCGCCCAGAGCCGCAGCAACCTCGACACCTTCAGCGGCGGCAACTGCGGCGCCTTCACCGGCGGCGATCCCGGTACGAGCAGCAGCGCCCGTCGCGGTGACGCCGGTTCGAGCAGCCTCGCCGGCAGTCGAAGAAGCGGTCATGCCCAGTTGGGTCATGATCCAGTTCTCGACAATGCGGTTGAGGTTGGTCTCGATCACACTGAGGATCGACCGCCCGAAGTTCTGCCAGCCGGTGCGGAAGTCCTGGATGCCTGCGCCCCATTGGGTAAACATCCCGGTGAAGGCGGACGTCATCCCCGTGATATTCTGCTGCCAGGTCGCCCGCACAGCATTGGCCGCATCGCGGTTGTTGGTGATCAGCTGCTGGTTACCGGTCGCACGGATGACGCGCAGGTTCTGCTGATGCTCGACGGCAAGGCTTTCCAGCTCGAGGTTCAGTCGAGCAATCTCATCAGCCTCGAGACCCGCAAGTGCCAGCTGATCCCTCAGCGCCTGAGCGCGGACGGCATACATCCGCTCGGCGGTGGCGATTTCCAGATCGATGCGGGCCTGAGCCAACCCCTGCTGAGCGGCGAGGTATTCGGCTGCACCGATTTCTCCGTTGGCGCGCATCTGATCGAGAACCGCCTGGTCATTCTCAATCTGCATCGCCGCGAGGGTGGCATCGGCGTCCGCAATAATCTCGTTGCTGCGGGTGTGAGCCTCAATGCGGTTCTGCTCGAGACGACGGGCACGATCCGCCGCGCGTTCAGCCTCACGGTCTGCACGTTCCTGGAAGCGACGACCGAACTCTTCCTTCGCTTCCTGTGCCCGTTGATACTCAGTCGACTCCTCGCCATGGAAAGCACGGATCGCTTCGATCTTCAGGTCTTGGATGCGGTTCCACTCGGCGAAGTTGTCCTCGACCGCCGCCTGTTGACGATCAAGGCTAGCCAGTTCGACCCTGAGCGCCTCCTGGGCGACACGTTCACGCTCGCGCGCTTCACGACGCGCAGTCGCATCTCCCGAGCCTCCCCGGCGCCCTCGACGCTCCCGCGGCGGCGCTTGAAGTTCAGCCACTTCCTTCTCGGCGGCGGCAATCGCGCGTTGTGCCACGGCTGCATCGATCCCGCCTGCAGCGGCAGTCCGACGAAGCAAGGCGATTTGGTTATTCAGCCGCTGCACCGACTGCTCGCGAGGAAGCAGCGAACGAGCGGCCTCACCGGCGGCGACGGATTGACGGTTAGCCTCGGCGCGATCCCGTGCAGCGGCGGCGGCACCCCTCGCAGCAGTCTCCTCACGGACGAGCGCGTCCACAGTCCGGTTGATGCCCGCCGGGACGTTGCCGCCTTCACGCAGGATGTTCCAGATGCCGCGACCGCCCATCGCGAGATATTGGCCGAGCTTGTCGATAGCGTTCGAGGTCGCGGTCGCTACACCGTGCCAGGCAGCCGCCAGCCCGTTCGCGGAACCGGCAGCACCATCGGTCGCGGCGGCGATGCGTTCAAGCAGGAAGCGCTGGGCCTCACCAACCCGACCCTGCTCGACCATCGTGGTGATCAGCTGGGTCTCGGTATCGTTGAGCAGGCCCATGCGATCATTGAGCGTCTCCGCTCCCGCGATGGGATCAGCCATTGCGGCGCCGAGGTCTTCAGTCGCCTGCTTGGCGTCAACGCCCATGGCATACTGATAGTCGCGGCTCATCAAGATCAGGTCATCGAACATCTCGACGCCGATCTTGCCCGTCTGCGCGAAGGACGAGGCCATCTCACGGGCGGCGTTGCTCGAGACGTTCGCAGCGTCGGACACGTCCTGCGCCATGGCGTTGACTTCGCCGGCGGTGGTGCCCGCTGCTTGACCAGCACCGAGCAGGGACTTCTCGACCGCCTCGTTGCTCAGCTGGAACCGGCCCACAGCAAAGGCGGCGACGCCGAGCACCGCGGTCAGGACCCCGATGACAGCGACCACAGGGGTGATGGCCGAGCCCAACGCAACGAGGGTCCCGCGAACACCGCCAAAGATTTGGGTGATCTGCGGGCCCTGTTGCGTCAGGATTTGGAGAGGCTTCTGACCGTTCAGTAGACCGGAGAAGACGTCATTCATCTGGAACGACAAGATTTGGGCTTGGTAGCCCGTCAGCTTGAAGCCCTGAGCAACCTGGCGGTTGGTCGAGTTGAGCGCTTGGAAGCCACCCGACGAGCGCCGAGCGGCTTGGCTTACGCCTTCGATGTCGGCTGCAGCCTTTGCGGAGGCCGCGTCGAGGTCGGAGGTATCACCCCCAAACTTGACTTCCACGTCGCTCATTGAATGATCCCACCCGCTGCGGAGAACTGTGAAAAGAGGTCGTCCCAGTTCCCAGTCATTTCTTGCGTCCCGGTCTTCTTATCGATGCGAACGGTTTTGGGACGTTTCTTGATGAGTCCTAGGTAGCCGGCAACCGCGATGTAAGTCGGGGGGCCGTTGTATTCCCAATGCTCCTGCATCTTCTGATACATGAGCAGGGTCCACGTCTTCTTTATTCGGTGCCAGCTCCCTCCTTCGCAGCCAGCGGCGACGAGCTCGGCGACGAGTCGGTCCCAGTCGCCGTCGAAGGGCTCGCCGTGTTCTCCCCCGGTGCGGCAGCCTCGAAGCCGG